CGATGAAGCTAAAGTTATTCTTCAGGATACTGTAAATGCCATTAAAACAGATTTAAAAGCTACCAAGGGAACTAAGATAACCCACGAAGAAGTTTTGAATTTAGCTAGGATAGTGGAACCTTTAAAAAAGACTGTTGGCCGAAGTGAAACTTTATCTTGGGAGGCTAGATTAACTAAATTAAGACAAACTGTAGCTGCTGGTGCGCAAGGGGAAGGTCTGACCGCTGATTTCATAGAAAGTGTAAAAATGCTTCAATCTCAGGCTGCCGATGCGGGAAGAAGGCTTAATGTTTTTGGTGTGGGAGCTGATCCTTCGTTAAACACCCTTAAAGAAGATTTAGTTAAAGAATTAGTTAATTTGGGGCATGATACGAAAGCAATTTTGGAGGCTGCTAAGGGGTATGATCTTACTAATCCCAAGCAAGTTGCTGAGTTTTATAGAAAATTTGTTAAACCTACATTTTTGGAGAAAATAGATGAGTACCGTTATATTAACCTTCTTTCTTCACCTAAAACACATATAACAAATGCGATTTCTAATCTTTCTCAAGCTGGAATAGTGTCACCTATAACTAAACTGTATTCTGGTGCTATTAGTGAAATGGCTCAGAGGTTGCCATCTGGTCTTAAAGATAAATTAGGTATAGAAGCACAACAAAAGTTTATTTCTGAGGTTCCTGCTTACTATAGGGGTTTGTATGATTCCATAAACACTTCTTTAACTGATGCTCTTGAAGTATTTAAGGGTAACAAATTTATAGGTAGACCAGATCTTAATCGTCTTCCAACTGGAAGTGCGGCTTCTAAAGCTTTTGGTTTTATACCTAGAGCACTAGAAGCTTCAGATGTTTTCTTTCAAGGAATTATTAAGGGCGGAGAACAGGCTGCCTTAATAGAAAAACAGACAAAGATGGGTAAAAAGATAACTGAGGCAGGGATGAAAAGAATTGAAAGAGAAGCTGCTGAAAAAGCACAGTATTTTGTTTTCAGAAAAGCCCTTGATCCTAAAAATAAGACAGGTCAAGGACATTTGCTTTCAGCAATTGATTATTTTACTTCTGGTATCCAGAATTTGAGAAAACCAATTGAATTTAAAGGAAAAACTTGGCCTAATCCTCTTGGTTGGTTTGTTCCTTTTATCCAGACACCTATGAATATTTTTAAGCAGGGTATTGAATACTCTCCTGCTGGATTTGCTAACATCGCTCTGGGTGGCGTTATGGACAAGACAGAGGCATTATCAAAAGCTATGGTTGGTTCAACAGTCATGGCTGGAACTGCATATCTATTATCCCAAACAGACTCTACCTGGGCTGCTCCCACTGGGGAAAAAGAAAAGGAAATCTTCTATGCCTCTGGTAGACAACCTTACTCTATAAAAATTGGAAATCAGTGGATAAGTTATAGTCGTTTAGGTGTTCTCTCTTACCCTATGGCTATGGCTGGTGCTCTTAAATATTACAACGAACAAGACCCCAAGGCATTAGATCGTGGTGGAATGGAAAATCTGGCTAAATCTCTTGGTGGAATGGCTAAGTTTTTCTCAGATCAATCTTATATGCAGGGTCTAGGAAATGCTATTAAGGCTTTTCAGGGAGATCAGACTGCTCTAAAAGAACTTGCTATTAATGCTCCATCTCAACTTATCCCATTAGAGTCTTTACTTGGTTTTACAGCTAGAATTATTGATCCTGTTTACAGAAAACCAGGAGAGGGAGCTAAAGGTATGTTAGAAACGGTTGAGACTAATCTTCCAGGACTAAGCACAAACGTAGCACCTTTTACTGGCCCTGCTGGTGAGGTATCTGAGAGGAAAAACGCCTTGTGGAACAATCTAATGCCTGTAGGTGTCACTCCAAGTGATCCTGGATATGATGTGTTGTATAAATTTAATCAGGAGTACAAACAGTATCAGAATATTCAGACTCAGATAAACACCCTTACAAAGCAACGTGATGCTGCTGGAGCTACTAAATTGAAGAAAGAAAATGCTGAGTTGATTAAACTTGGTGGTTCACTTTCTACTTTCCAGAACTCTCTTAATGCTTTGCAGAAAAAGAAAGATACTATTACAGCCGATAAGATTTTAACTGAGGAACAAAAAAAGACACAGGTGGAGAAGATAAATACCCAAATAAAGAAGCAGCAACAGTTACTTGAAACTCAATATTCCAAACTTAAAGGGAAATCAAAACCAAAATCTAATTTGGTGTCTCCTTTCATCTCTCCCCAATAGCTAAATACCTGTTGACCGATAGAAAAAATTAATGTTACACTGAATTTAATATTAATTAGTCCCAATAAGGAAGGTGGTGAAAAATTTATGGGTATGGCCGATGAATTATTAGAAACAAAAAACAACTTACCTAAAGAGGAAATCATAACTGAAGATAATCCTTCTTTAGAAAGTCCCGTCGAAACTGAAGAACCATCAACTGAAGTAGGAAATGAGTTGGATGAAAAAACAAAACAGGGCTTTCAACGCTTGGTTGCCAAAAAAGACAGTGAACTTCTAGCGGAGCGTAAGCAACGTGAAGAAGCACAACGTAAACTTGAAGCTTTTGAAAAAGAGAAGAAAGAACGTGAATTAGCTGATCTTTCCGAGGTAGAGCGTTTGAGAGTAGAAAGGGATGAGGCATTATCAAAAATGGCTCAAACTGAATTGAAATCGTTTGTTACTGCTGAATTAACCAATAGGAACTTGATGTCGAATCCTCTTGCACAGGACATTATTGAGGCTCCCTGGTTACTTAGAGTAGTAAGATCACAATTGCCCTCAGGGGCAACTTGGGAACAAACAATTGACACTGTTCATGCTTTCCTTCCTTCTTACTTAGACACTTTAGTCGTGCCTGCAAAAGAGGTAGTTCCTGAAACTACTCCTCCTGCAGACGAGACTCCTTCTGTTCCAATGGACACAGAAAGAAACGCCCCCGCCCCGATTGTAAATTCAAAAAGAATCTGGACGAGAAAAGAGGTCGCTATGATTACTTCTGATCCTGAAAAGTATCAGAAATTCAAACCCGAACTTGATAAGGCTCTTGCTGAAGGAAGAATAGTGTAAAGAAACTGCCATTAAAACAATGGCTGCTGGAAACATAACTGTTACAACTGCTGCAAATTTCATTCCTGAGATTTGGAGTGCCGATGTTCGTGTTGCTAGAGAAGCTAATTTGGTCATGGCAAAGCTCGTTAACCGAGACTTTGAAGGCGAAATTAAGGCTTTTGGCGATACTGTTCATGTCACCGATATTTCTGATTTGAGTGTCACAGCTAAAGCTGCTAATACTGATGTAATTTTTGAAACAATTACTGAAGGAAAGTTTGATTTAGTTATTGACAAGCACTATTACAGTGCTTTCAAACTAGAAGATATTGCCAAAATTCAATCTAAAGTTGATTTGCGTGCTAAGTACACCGAAAAGGTTGGTTATGCCCTTGCTAAGCAAGTGGATACTGATTTGTTAGGCCTCTATTCAACTTTGTCTCAGTCCGTAGGCTCTGCTGGTGTTGATATTACTGATGCGGTTCTCCGTGCGGGTATTCTGCTTCTCGATCAAGCAGATGTCCCCGCTGGTGATCGTTCTCTCGTAATAGCTCCTTCCCAAATGAGTGCTATGCTCGGAATTGACAAATTTGTTAGGTCTGATGCTGTCGGATATCTAGCTTCTATGTCCCCCATTGTAACTGGAGCTTTAGCTAAAGGATCATTCGATCCTACTAAAGTTAAAGGTTACTTTGGTCAGGTCTATGGAGTTAGCATCTACGTTTCAACAAACGTAGCTACATCTGGTTCGTCTCCTATTTCTACACACAATCTCTTGTTCCACAAAGACGCATTTGCGTTGGCGATGCAAGAGGATATTAGAATCCAAGCTGATTACAACATTCGCTCTCTTGCGACTGAAGTTGTCGGTGACGTTCTATACGGTGTTGGAGAATTTAGAGATGACCACGCTGTGGATATCATCACCTAATTCGTTGACATACCTTTAAAAAGAAGTTTCTTGCAACTTTTTAACTCATGCAAGACCCCACGGGGGAACGGGAAAACTTCCCCCTCTAACAAGAGCCTGACTAATCGGACTTTTGTAGATAAATAATATATACTGAAACTAGTATGAATAAGAAAACTGTAACTATTAAAAACAAAAAGAGTGGAAAGGTTGTCGTCCTAGCCAAACAACCTAGTCCTAATTACAAAAACAGAAAGAGAATGGCATAAACATGAAATCCTTTCAATTCATAATTATTGTTTTCTTTTTGGTTGTTGTAGCTTTGAATATCTTTTTTATTATTAACTCTCTAAAGTGTAATCGTGGTATAGGTGAGGTTCAATCTACACTTCAAGAATGGGGATTAGATAACTAAAATGGCAGGTAATTTACATGAAGAAAAACTTAACAGTGCTACCCAAATAGCACTTTCAGCTTCTAACGCTGCCTCTAATGCTTCGTCTGCCGCCAATGCTGCTGCTCAGGCTGCTGCTCAGGATGCTCAGATAGACAAACTTTTAACATACTTCAAATGAAA